TGACTACACACGAACGATAAATAAAAAATAAAAACAAACAAAAAATAAAAACAAACAAAAAATAAAAACAAACAAAAAATAAAAACAAACAAAAAATAAAAACAAACAAAATAATGTACATATTTTTTACCTCATAATATCTTCAAGAGGCAAGCAGAAATGCGTATCTTCCAAATAAAAGAAGATGTACGCAAAGTACATTAACATAAATTTGGTTCCTTCACGAATCCTGAGAGCCATCATTTATATATATAAATGAATAAATGACGAATTTAATCCGCACAAAATAAATTATGTAATATAAAAAAATGTCACATATAAAAAAATTGATATATATTATATAAGTAAAACGTAATATAAAAATGACACATATAAAAAAATTGATATATATTATATAAGTAAAACGTAATATAAAACAATATAACAATATGACTGCTATCGCTGAAACGTTAATTATCATTGGGTTTGTAATTATATTTTTCGGATACCTGACCTATAAATTAGGTCAAGACTTAGATTAATAAATAACCCATAAAAACAAAAAAAAACATATTTGTATATCATGTAGTTAGTGTGTATTTTTTTTCAGCCTTAATCATGGAGTGGGTCAAGCCAGAGCAAACCCACGAATTTTAAAAATAAAACATAATAAATGTCTTTCAATTTTAACTCAATGATTCCGGGCTAGCAATTTGAATCCATAAATTTGAATCATAATCACCCATTTCATCTCTCAATGTCTGCGTAAGATTGTTTTTCCAAGGTGTATCTTTGAATTTAGTTGTAGGCTTGCTATTAATCTCGATAATCTTGCTATTAAAATCGTCTAATATTTCAATATCAATCCCATAAATGGTATTTTGCATAGGACATATACTCTCGGGTGTCGCCAAAATAATTTTACGAAGTTTCACACCAACGTCATATATGACTTGATCATAGGGAACATTATATGCGAATAGCTCATCGGTGGTCCGTGGTAATTTATGAATATCGTAATGTTCATCACCCGAATATGCCTGATTGATTTTTTGTGAACGTTTCTTACTTGTGTAATCAAATTTTTCTTCAGTATATACATTATAACCAGGTTTGTACAAAAACACACCTTTTTTACAATCAACAACCATATAAAGACGTACATCAAATTTAAAACCATTAATTAGTAACGGATTTTTGATGTATTCTTGAATAACAGCATACTCGGATAAATTCTGTTTCATCGATGGTTCATATAGAAATATACCTACTCTTCCACCTGAAAACAATGTCTTAGCAATATATTGTATATACGATTTTTCTTCCTTTAAAAAAAGAGAGGTATCTTTGGGAAGTATATATGTTTTGGGAAAAATGGCTTCCGTTTGCAATCGTCCATATTTGGCAAGAACATTTTCCCATATTTTGGTACGAAGAAATGGACTATTTTCTCCTTTTCCTTGCGGGTTGTCCCCTTTAAGAGGACCTCCAAGATTTTCGACACCCTCAGTGAACGATGTATATGTTTTCAAATATTGATAGACAAGTACCACTAAAATGAGGATTAAGATGAAGTAACAAAGACGGGTCATATATTATGCGTACAAAAAAGATTGTATAAACATCGTACCAAAAATAGTAAAAATGAACTATTTAAATATACCACATAATTATTATTATACAATGACGATCATTAAAAACTATGACCAACAATACGAATTTGCGAAAAATGCTACAATTAAAGCTATATGTTCTGGAGAAAATGTAGTTCTATGGGGTGATGGACCAACGGGTAAAACATATCTTATTAACGAATTAGAATCGCATATTACAGATAGTGATTATCAATGCTTGCCTGAACCTTCCAAAGGAGATACTAGTGATAATTTTACTAACATAATAAAAGGTTTTAAAAAGGATAAATGGATAACAGCAATAAATGATATTGTCCATATTCACTCTACATTCAAAGATCACTCATTTGTGTTTGTAAATATGAATAATTTCAAATATCCAAAATACGGAACACTTCGTTCTGGTAGACCAATTGTTTAATAATATTTATAACGTGGAAGATCTCGAATGTCTGATCATAATTCAATCCGCCAACCATCAACCATCAACCATCAACCGCCAACCATCCACCCCCCATCATCAACCATCCAAAATAAATGTCAATAAATAGATATAAAGAGATAACGTAGGTATAATATGGGGAGAGGGGCTGCCACGGGAAGAACCCCAGGGAAATAGAGGAACAAAAATAATTTTTAAATTCTTCAAACGAAGTAAAGGTGTTCCATAGTTATAAGCGAGGTAATGAGGGGCTTATGACCGACTGAAAGGTCGTTAAACGAGACTAGCATCGATGTCCGAGTGGTCTAAGGAGCCAGACTTAAGACCTGGTAGCGTAAGCTGCGTGGGTTCGAACCCCACTCGATGCAAAAATAAGGCTTGGATGATTGTCCTTAACAATCACTTGTGTGGTCGACAGACGTTATCCCACAATGTTGAGGGTCTCATAGTGTAATGGTCATCACTCGGGGTTTTGATTCCCGCAATCCGGGTTCAATTCCCGGTGAGACCTTTACGCAATTATAGCTCAGTTGGTTAGAGCGTCGGTCTTATGAGCCGAAGGTCTGTGGTTCGAGCCCACATCTTTGCAATCTCTGTACATGGTGCCAAAATTGTACATGATTGTTTTATATGGTTATCTTTATAATTATGTGTGTGTGTGTGTGCTATAAGACTACATGTGAATGTAGAATAGGAAATCGTATTTCCTTATATAATTCATTTACCCTTTTCTCTCATAGCTCAGTTGGTTAGAGCGTGCGACTGTTAATCGCGAGGTCATAGGTTCGACCCCTATTGAGAGAGATCCAAAAAAAAAATAAATCCCAAAATATATAAATATATGTCTTTTATATATTTTACCCCAGTCCCAGCCCCAAAAAACCCTAGACAAACGCGGAAGACAATACATAGCGTAGTATGTATCCCCATAATTGTTTAATATATGTAGTATCGATATATCCACTGCATTGACAGATGTATGTTTTTAATATCCATACATACAAATCAGTATAAAATATGCGCGTATACATGTACCCTCTATGAACTAGGTCCCAATCGTCAACAAACGAGCAAAAATTCTTGGTTCGCTCATGAAATAAAAGATGATGTATATCGAGAATACCTTCCAATATCCGCTCGCTATTATTGACCTCGTTTTTAATGTATAACATTCTCCATATCTTATGAGTCAAATCAATATACATACGTTTTGTTCCATCGCGCTTGGCGAATATGTGTGGATATAGACCATCGATGTATTTTTGTTTATGCATAAATTGTCCATCTAGAACAAAAGGTATAAACGATGATTTAACAATGGTATTGGCAATATCTTTGTTTGACGAATACATGTATTGAGTAATATGTTTGTTGTTGCGGCAATCAAAATAGGATATGTATAATCGGTTATTACATGACAAGTAGAAATCCTTGTCTAACGTACTGACCACCTTACGTATTGATTTTTTGAGAATACTTAGCGATCCATTTTTCTTATAATATTTGAAAAATTGTGTGTACAATATGTTACCATATTCAAGTTTATTTGCCACAAACAACAATCCCATAATGCTGCCAACACTTGTTCCCGAAATCCTATGTATTTGGACCCGTTTACGAGCGGTCAATTCTTTTAAATACATGAGACATCCGAGAGTGTAACTACCACTAAATGCACCACCATCTAAAATAAGATCATAATGTTGTATTTGGTTCGAACCTGTATTAAGCCATTTTTGTTCGAGATTATCGATACATTGCGGTAATAACGAATTCATTGAATACTAATTACACATTATGCGGATATTAACCACAACACACTAACGAACCATTAAAATTAAATTGGGTTAAAAGGGAATAAAAATAAGGTTTGGTATATAAATGAATATACAAGATCCAGTCGCGGAAAATAAGAATGATAATGATAATAAGAATGATCGTGCTACATCATTAGAGAACGTGGAAGAACCAGATCAAGAACCAGAACCAGATCAAGAACCAGAACCAGATCTAACGATAGAAGAGGAAACAATTAAACGTAATTTGAAGAATCACGACAACACTATATTTAAGGATACAAATGTGTATAAGTATATTGTAGGTGAGAAACCCCGTGGTCGACTAAATAATTTGTTTGGTGGATATTATACATTTCTACATTCATTTTTCGTAATCGCGATAGGATATTTGATTTTATTTGACAACAATATGACACATTTAGTCATCGGGCTATTAATTATGTCTTTGGATGGATATGCGAATGTAGTTCTACATGATTGTCCGTTAAGTATGGTTGAAAACAAATATTTAGAAAAAAGTGGTATTGAAACGCGTCTCGAATTTCTTCGTACATTGGGAATAATGTATTCGGCTGACAATAAGTATGATATACAATTGGAAACAATTATTAATGCGTGGACATTGATAACGGGGAAGATATTGATGTTAATGTGTCTTCGTAATTTTACAAGTAGAAGTTTTGTTTAGAAAATAGAAGATACGCAAATAAAAGATAGACAAAATGACTAATAAAGATAAAGTGATAATAAAATACATTAAAATAATACATGTCTACCAATTTTGATCTTGAAGTAAACAACTACTCAATAGACGAAATATATACCATTTTAAATGTCGAAAAAACAAAGGACATTCCACAAATAAAACAACGTGTGAATGCACTGATTGACGAAATTAAGAATGGTGAAATAGATTATAATTATGTGGTGTTTCTAAAAAACATTGAACAACGATTAATAGATTTGCGTCACGAAGAGGACACAAAAGAACAAATAAAAATATATACAGACAAAATATTAAATGAAAAAATAAGTTCGATTGAAGAAACGTACATCAATAAATATCCTAAAGGCGATATAAATCCCATAAAGAGAAACATTGTAACCCAAGTAATAAATATCGATTCTTTATTTAGAACAAATTATGACGCAACGGATGCGGATAATTTTATATACACTTTAATAAATCCAATAAATAAGGTTGTATCCATGCGATTAAGTTCGCTAGAAATACCCAATATATGGTATGGTTTTTCAAAATTCAGAAACAACAACAAGTTTTTCGTCCGTTTGTTTAATGTACCTCAAATAGCAATGTCTGATACAACATCAAACGAAAAATATTCTATAACATCAACAACGGAATTTAATCGTGTTTCCGTCGAACATACGATAGTTATACCTGATGGTAACTATAGTTCTACTGAATTAGAAGATATACTAAACAATTATTTCATAAACATTGGAAACGGGCTTCAATACTTGAAATTTGAGATTGATAATTATACTGGAAAATCCAGTTTTTACTTACGGAGAATCTGTGATATAAAAGAGATGAGTGCAATGGAAGAACATAGTACATCCGAACTATGTTATGAACTAGATTTCGCAAAGGAACAAAACATAAACAACATCATGGAGGAGAATTGTGGATGGACATTAGGGTTTCGTAAAAGAGATTATATAATAAATGGGTCTGATCTAACACCTGACTACTTTGTAAAAAAAGAACTATCCGCCCGCTATGGTCTTATCACAAGTGAAGGAGCATATGGAACTTCACTGAATAATTACTTTTTTATTTGTGTTAATGACTATAATAATAATTATAAAAATTCGATTATATCGGATAAAAATGCTTCTTATTTGGGCGACTCTATATTGGGCAGAATAGCCATATCAAGTCCATCAAACACAATATTGAATGACAATGGGAGTGATCGTATATTTAAAACCAGAGAATATTTCGGTCCTGTTAAGATAGATAAGTTGAAAATATCATTAATAGACAAATATGGTAAGCGTTTAATGTTGAACAAAAACGATTTTTCAATGACACTTGAAATGGAACAGATTTATTAAATACGACTAAATACGTAGACCAATACCAATACTATAACTAGAGCCTATTTTTCAGTTACAATAATAATCATATTTTCTGAACAATCGCCTGGAATCAAAACATATTCCTCTTCCTCTTCCTTCTTCACTTCCACTTCCTCCTTCTTCTCTTCCACTTCCTCCTTCACTTCCGGCTCCGGTGGGGGTGGTATATTATTCTTCTTAAAAGTCGCCATATTCATTTGTAATTGACGTATTTTGCGTTTTTCACGTATTCCTTCGACAATTCGTGAATAGCGCATAATAATAAATACGAAATAAAATTCTTTGATGTTGCCTATTTTTAATACATCAAAAAATAAATAAAAGATTATTTAATAGTATTATGTTAAGCAATAAATCGCGTACATATGAATGGTTAAATAGTTATCATATTGGAAAAATCAAGGAAGCGTTTTCGACAAATTTTCCAACATATATAGGAATGATTGTTTCATGTACCATTTTGTGTTATGAAAATATGTTATTAGGTATCATTTTATACATCTTCTGTACCCATTTAAGTTATTATGTTCATATTTTAGCACATCAAGACAATGCGAAAACAATTAATTGTATACACGAATACCATCATAATTATGTAGATAACTACGCGCATTATTTACAAATAGTATTAGAGTTGGTTACATCTATTACGCCAATATTTATAGTATATTTATTCACAAATCGATTTTACGTAAAAAATCGGTTCGAACCCTATGTAATATTCATGTTTAGTCTGTTTTATTCATCCATCCATAATATTAACTATTCGATGCTACATGTCAATACAATTCATGAAAACCATCATAAAAATTGGTGTGTGAATTATGGTCCAGATATTTGCGATGTAATCTATGGTACGAAAGAAGATTATGAAATATTGGAGGATACGAGTCATTATTTACCAAATTTAATAATATGTACAATAATTGCAAGTGTATTATATCATACAATTCCGCGTTTAACAGATTCCGCACAAATGTCCATTATTAAATATATGACACAAACATATACATATGGGGCAATGATACTTTTGATGTTTAATATAAATATAATGTTTGGTGAATTAGATACAGATAAATCTGATTTCGCTCAAAATATGGACGATATAAATAAAAAAATATACAATCCGCCATCGCCATCATTAACACGTAGCTGGTATGAGGTGTAACGACGAACAAAGATACAAGTGATTGTATGTCTGTATGGGGTAATGTCCCGCGTCAACGTTTTGTATATAATTATGGATGTGGAAACATAGGAATTTAATAGCAGAATAAATGTCGTTAATATTAAATGTCTTATTGTATCCAACGTCGGCTCCAATTAATGGAATAGTCATATGTATTTTATCTCCAGAAATGTGAAATTCGAACATTTCCAGTTCAAAATGTTTTCTATAAAATTTAATTTGATTGCATTGAGTATTATGAGACCATTTTAGTGTATGAAACAGGGGCTTGATTTGATCAAAAATATCTTGACAATATACATTAGTATGCATGTAATTACTATAAGACGTTAAATAGAAAAGAATTTCAATTTTATTATTATTACAGAAACAAACCACTAACTTAACTAACTTAACTAAACTATATCTACTATGTGTATGTCATCCCTCACCATAAATTTGGGAATCGGAGCAACTTTTTCCGTCAATTCAATACAATGTTCCCTGAAGGGTGGTGGTGAGTACGCACGAACAGCCATATCTACAACTTCAGCGGAGAAAGTTGATAAGATACATTGTAGGTTGTGGACCTGTTCGTAGAATGTGGGTGCGAGAGGAAGAATAGGGCACACACTGGATTTGCGACGACGTTCCAAATGCGTCTTAACCTGGTCATGGATATGGTCGGAAACTCCGTGTCCAGCTTCAAGATCCAATGAATACGTGTCAGAAATAGTGGACGCCGGACTATGACGCCCGGCTTCAAGATCGTCTAGTGATGAGATCGAATCGTCACAGATATCAGACAATTCATCATTGGATCTGGGACGTTGATTGAGTGGACCATCGTAAGTGGGTTCGGATGCAATACCGGTGCGGCGATGCTGAAGACCGAAGTTGTTGTAGAATACGGACATTTCTTTGTTTAGTTCATATGTATACTTATATATCATTAAAGCAAACAAAATTTCAATTTTTTTAAGCACGAATCTTAAAAAAATTGAAGCAAAATGGCCCATGGGAGAGTGATGGTATAAATATTTAAAAACAATATTCCGTTGAAATGTTAACTATTCGCAGAAAAGCTCGCCCCGTTACAACGACCGCTAGAACAGGTACGTTGGACAAGTTTGACGCGTTTTTACAGCAAGCTCATCTATCTTCTCCAGTCCATCAGCGCGAAGGGCTTGTGTGGTGCGCAGAGAAGGAACAGGCAAACAAGATTGGGGGAATCATCGCTGATGAAATGGGTATGGGTAAAACCATTCTTATGTTGGGACTGATGGTAAGCAACTTCAAGCGTCATACGTTGATTGTTGTTCCAAAGTCGTTATTGGTCCAGTGGACACGTGAAATTCAAGACAAGTTACACCACACGCCATACGTGTTGTATGGATCGGGTAAAACAAAATCGCTAACCGCCGAGGTTCTGGCATCCAAACCGATTGTACTCACAACTTTTGGGACCTGTAACACCATGGGTATGAGCAGCGAATCCGTGCTACATAAGTTCAAGTTCGATCGTGTTATTGTAGATGAGGCACACCATTTGCGAAATGACAAGACCAAGAGCCACATAGCAGTCGATGCGCTTCAAAAGGACGTTCTTTGGCTTTTGACAGGTACACCCGTACAAAACAAGCTCCAGGACCTGTTTAGTCTTTTGAAGTTGCTGAAAATTCCATGCGACTCATACAAAAAGATGGACGATCTCGCCCGCATTATCAAGACGAATATGTTGATGAGAAAGAAGGCGGTGTCATCAATCGTACTTCCCACATTGAACAAGCATGTGTGTGGCATCAAATGGAAGAGTGCCGATGAGCAAGATTGTAGTAAGGCATTCCATCGGGGCGGCTATGGATCAACTAGGGGTGGGCAAAATATCCAGGATGCGTACAATGGAATAACAAAGGGCAGCGTCCTCGTAGCGATTTTACATGCCCAGATGTTGTGCATCGGTCCCAAGTTGCTGAAGCGCAAAATGGACAAATACTGCGATGAGAACGAGTGCGATCCTTCAGAGGGCAACGACGAGTTCTTTTCGAGTACTACGAAACTAGACGCTGTGTGTGACAAGATTGTTTCCAACCATGTCGTAAATTGTACGAACAAGAAGCTGGTATTTTGTCATTTTCGCAAAGAGATGGATATTATACAAGAGAACATCGAAATAAAAGGTACCATGTCGGTAGCCCAATATCATGGTGGTCTATCATCAAAACAGCGAGGGATGATGATCGATAGCAGTCCTGATGTCTTGATTCTACAAATAAAGAGTGGTTGTGAAGGGCTGAACTTACAGCAGTACAACGAGGTGTATTTTGTAAGTCCCACATGGAATCCATCATTGGAATCCCAGGCACTGGCGAGGTGCTATCGTATGGGACAACAGAAAGAAACGCATGTATATCGGTTTTACATGGAGGATTTTGAAGAAGAAGAAGAAGCGTCCGAAGAATCAACTCATGTTGCGTCAATGGACTCGCGCATCGAAATGCGACAACAGGAAAAAATAGAAATGGCCAATCAGATTGATGCAATGTGTGTTGTATGAAGAGAGTATATTATACACGATCTGCCATTGTGTAATCAGTAGTTTTAGTTTTAGATTTATCATTGTAATTATTATTAACCCCGACCTTTTTTTCGTGATAGTGAAATGGATCAATCAATCCACGAATAAATGGATTCAAGTGTTCGGGATGGACAACTTTGGGTTGGCAAAGATAACATGTAATCCAGTAAAATATTGAGTGATGATTTTCCGCATTATGCATTTCTTGCCTGAATATTTGATCGATAACAGAAAAGGCAGATTTGATAAGTAAAATTTCGTCTAATATGTGCTGTTTATTTTCATACAGACTGCGTAAATAATTGTATTGTTTCTCCGTGAGTCCCTTTTCTCTTTGTATAGCATTATAAAATCGGATACCATTCTTTACATTTTTCAATTTGATAATCATCTTCTTGCGATAGTCTTCGATTTTCTTAATGAGAGAAAAAACATTGGTATTGTAAATCGTCGGATACTTGTATCGTATATTTCGGGGTATAATGAATTGGTTGGTCTCTTTAATGTCTCCAATTTTCTTTTCAACGTCATTCAATTTCGTTTTCAATTCTTGTTCGAGAGAGTTTCCGGTATTGTTTCCTTTGATCACCTTGACATTTTTGTTTCCATTATATTCGGTATGAATATTTTTAAATAACAAAACAGAACCAGAGGTAAACTCGATAGATGATTGTAACTTATCGTATTGATGTGATGATGTTTTGTGTGCTTCAGCGGCGGCATCGAGTTTAAAATAATTAACCAGTGATAAAAGAAATGCAATCGTAGCATTAATCGAAGCAACTAGAACATTTTTCCATTCTGTATCCATCTCTATGCCAATACATACTGTAGCAAGGGCAGATAAAAATATAGCGGGCATCATAAGGAAATTGAGTTCTCGATCACATGAGTGTTTCGACTCCATATACACTATTTTCTGTCCTTTCAAATAGCTGGCAAGAATATCAAGTGCGGAAGACAGATTATGGTTTGTATCAAAATAGTATTTATTAATGGACTTCTCTACAGAACGATATGATAGTTTTTTGTATTTGACAGAGTATACATTCGATTTCTCTTCTTCGACCCACATAGTAAGATTCTGATTTTCGATTGTTTCGTGTATATTAATATCATCCGTACTATCATCTGTTTCGTTCCCATCACAAGAGCTATTTGAATCTTCTAAATCACTATTCAATTCACTATTCAACTCACTATTCAACTCACTATTCAACTCACTATTCAACTCACTCGCAATTTCATTAATATCCTCATGATGAAAAGGTGGATCGTTTAACAGGAGTTTTTCCCGCAATTGTATATTCTTAGCATTGGAGTCACGCAATGCCAACATACGCCTTTTTTTAATGAGCAACGAATAACGTGTTGCAATGTCTTGCCATTTGACAATGGTCGGGTGAACAAGCGGGGGTATATTGATTAATGGAAAATTATTCTGTAATAAATGGTTGTTCATATACATATCTTATAATGTGATGTGATTTATTATTTAGTTCATTTTATAAGACGATTATAAAATGAATATGAATATGAATATGAATATGAAAAAAGGAACCAATGCCAAGGATATACACTTACTTTGGGAAACATGCTTTGTTGTTAACCTTGTTTGGATAAATATCGTTACGGAAACATGATGCCAATTTAGAACGCGTTAATTGTTCAGCGGTTTGATTCAAATAATAAATATCGGATGAAACACAATTATTTGTTAGACGGAGTTTTTCAATATGTGAAGATTGACTATGATTTTCAGGTATATTGGCATCTGGTTGGACAATGCTGTGAGGATAAGGTCTCTGTGTATATCTAAATCGGTTTGCTAACATACCACGTGTACTTTTAACAGATGGTTTCATGATGGAGGTATCATTTTTACAACAATTCATAAACATATCTTTTCCGACACTCATATCCCCACCACTACCTCTCGGTCCACCATTACGCGATGAACTAGGAACCTTGTTCTTCTTACTTAATGATGTTTGTCCAATATAGGATGAATTTCTGTGACCTCCATAAATTGAAAACCCATTGGGTTGATTGTGCGAAACTTTATCCGTATAACGTGTTTCACTTATCCGTTTAAGACATGTGAGTGACATATATATATAATATTGATTTATTTAAAAAATTGAAATAAACATATGGATCGTTAGTAAATATATATTCACTAAATTTAGTAACCAGCAACATGTCAACCAACGAAGGAAAATGGGAAAGGTGTACGGGTAAGTTTGAAAAGCGTAAGCGAAATAATGATAAACCGCCACCAGAGCCAGAGCGTCGTCGTGAACCTGTTATGAACCAACGAAGCAACCTTTTAAAGGAAGATAAAGAGCCGGAGCGTCATACACGTAAACAAACACAACCTGTCGCGAACCAGCGAAGAAACTTTTCAACGACAGAACAGAATGCGATACCATATATTCGTCACAAACCCGCATCACGTATTAAAAAAATAGATTTAAACGATGAAACCGACTTTCCAATTGTTCCAATGAACAACTTGCCAGTGAACGTCATCATTGATACTGAAAACAGCTATTCATATGCGTGTAAAGAAATAACAAACGAAACAAATGCTGAGGTGACGGGTAAACGTTTAAAGAATGGGTGGATTTCTTTCAGATGTGATAAGCATACAAAGAAAATAACATATTCCAAAGATGGTGTCAATTATGTGCCAATGAGTGTGTATCTAGAAGAACAAAAACAAGAAGAACGAGAACAAACCAACATGAATCATGCATTGAATAATCTGATTGACCAGAGGGAAAGGGAGTCGTATGAATATTATGAACTTACTGGTGAATTGGACGATTACGCAATTGCAGAAATCGAACATTATGAATATGAAGAATACGCAAAACAATTTGATAATAATGAGGATGACGAGGTTAATGACTATGGCAATGAAGATAACTTTAGCGATTATGATTCTGATAGATCATCATAGTGGGCAACTATGAGTTTAATTTCGTCAAGACAAATATTTATAGATACTAGTAAATGAAAACGAAGATCGAAATATTTTTTTATTACGTAACAGAAGATGACGATAAATCTCAAATAGTTGAACACGTACGAAGGAGAAGTATAAGCGTGGATAAGAAAAAGACGAGTTTAACATATGAACGCCTTCTATATTTGTTGAAAAACAACAATGAAACTGGCTATTCACTTGACGAAATATGGAATTATGATAACAAAACACGTAAGTTTGATAAAATAAATAGCAATTCGGATATAGAATATTATCGCAAGCATTTCGCAAACAGACTATGTGTATTTTACAAACAAAAATCCAAAACACCGAGAGATCAAACACGAAAAATAAAATACCAGGTAAATAAATCACGTACAAACAATAAGACAAAAAAGAATTTACATATCCGGGTAAAATTACTTTAGTTAAATATCATCAACGTCCATATCACCATCATCTTGTAGAAATACTTCCCCATCCTCTGTTTTGATTTGCTCGAGAATAGAATTCTCCAAATCGTTATTGTGCTCTTCGTTTGAAAATTCAAATGCCTCGTTCTCTGGATCATCATCGCCTGCATTTGTTCCGGGTTGATCAAAATGTTTAAACATATTCCAATTAATATCGGAAACACTATCCTTCAGTTTTTTAACTTCATTGGCATTGTAAACCTCTACCAAATCACATTTGCTATTGGTGACATCGCAATTCGTTTCCCATGAACGTTTTCCAATCATAACATAAGCGCCAGGACTAAGTGTGTTGTCGCGTTTTCCTCTACCGCGGAATTTATTACGAATTATACAAAGACGCTGAATATTATCACTACAAAGCACATGACACATACCATTACCAAGCATCTTATAAACGCAAGCATATAGTTCATCTTCATCATCGACAAGTCGTAGTTTGTTGCCTCCTTTAGAATAATTAGAAACAAACTTTCTACCGACTTTCTTGCTGTTTTTACCTCCAAAATTCTTCACCATGATTCAGTTAAATATGTATAAGTATAATTGCACATATTTAATTTCAATTTTAATTTTTAAAACTATTTATTTTTACTCGTTTTATTACGACCTCTTTTGCTCGATCCCTTTTTCGATCCCTTTCTATTTTTCCTCGTTTTGTTTCTTTTATTAGAATTTTTAGTAAAGTCATACTTCTTGTCCTTGGTAAAAAAACGTAGAATATCATTGCGCTTTCCCAAGTAATTTTTCAAGAATGGTCGATAAAACCCACGAAATAATCTAGACTTCGTTTTGAGTTCTTTTTCGGAGAACCATTTAACATGTTGTTTTTCAAATACATGTTGATCAAAAATAATATCATGAACTAAATTGTCTGGAAGATGTTTGAATAAAAAGTCGTAATGATTGTTGTAGTATATTGGCAGATTAGGATCATAATCAATCAAAACCATAAACACGCTGTAGCGTTCGAATTGGCATAGATAGTATTTGTTTTTACGCAAATGCGCACGAAGTTGTTGTTTGTTGCCAATAAACCCATGAAGTTCTTCCCCGCCTTCGCGAATAGCAGTTTGTATTGGTGTTTCACCTGGATCTGTGCCCCCACCGAAATCACTATACCCAGGTGAATCATCATAAACACTTTCTTTCCCGAAAAGAAAATGTAATTTATTGTTTACGATTGACACGGGTAATATACCTGCTCCCATATATAAAGACAACATAATTACAATCACCAATATGGTAAATATGATAAAATAATTAATATTGATACAGAGTTTCGCAAACAATTCCAAAAGACCAATTCGCTCCATTCAGATTAACTACATTCCCCTTGTCATCAATCAAACGAATACGCAGACGATTTACATTTACCGGTCCAAAATAGTGGCGAACATTCGACTGCAATGAACCACCGAATTCGATAAAGGATGTTCCGGGCTCTCCATGTTTAATAGGCATAAACCCAAACACATCTGTGGTAACGGGAGCATTCGCTCTAAAGTTGCTCGTAGGATTGTCCTTTTGTTCCTGGATTGTATTTAGCGCATACAATTGGCTTTGTGTCATTTGTCTAGGGGATTCGGGTAAGAACTGCATATTATTATTTTCATCCGTTCGTACGGGTAACGTTGTATTGAAATAAGAAGGCATCTTTAAACTCACATTTGGATTATCGTAAACATTAATAAGCCCACTATTCACATGGTTTTGATTATAATCGTCTACAACAATGAGTAAATATTTAGGACCATATAAATCGACTATACCTTCGCCTCGTATTTTTTTGGTAATGCTATATTCCATCTTTTGGAAACCTAGCAAATAACCAAGGTTATTATTGGTTTTCGACGCGAGGAATCGTGTGAAATCAAAAAAGACTATTTTATCATTTACACTTTCGTATATGTTCGTAATAGTCGTTTTACAATTGTTCGGGTTATAACTAAACAAAACTCGCTCCTTACCAATAGTAGCATCAAGTTCATTGTTAATAACTTCCATTAGCTCATCTGGTTTATAATTGCCTGGCTCAATCGTAATTTTGTGTTCGTTGTAATAAAACACATTTGTACCAATAGCTTCATCAATCGTATACCACGTATATGGTATTTGGATAGAAAAAAGGCGCAAGTTTATGAGGTCGTGTAAAGGTTCGGATAAATCCATAGTAAAATCAGTTGGTGAAGACGGGTTTTCATCGTTAAATACTTGTCTAAATTGGCTATCAATAACAAGCATTCGCGATATGGTATTTTTCAAGTTTGGATTTAGTTTATCTTGTGAAATCGATATATTGGTCTGTTTATTTATTTCTTTGTCGCGCGATATCAAAAGTTTACTATCGTGTATTTCATTTCGTTTATTGTCGTCCAAAATAAGTGATTGAATTAGATCATCTTGATCGGCGAAATGGTCTATAATAAATGTTTTCGCCTTCATAAAAAAATCGGCAATAATTATATTTTTCTCTTGTGTAAATTTTTTGATATATTGGTCTGTTTTTGAAATGATTTTGTCTTGTCCATCACGGGCATCCACTTCTAAAACCTCAAACAATTCACTTATAGAATAATTATCAATATTTAAATCCATTTTAGGATTGGCTCGTTTACTCATACTATAAAGAAACAACAAATATTTAATACAATTCTATCTTAAAATATGTCCACTCATACACCCACACCCGTATCCCCCACCCACCTTAAGGATTTATAATGAGACGTGGTTTCAATACATTTCCAAAGCGTGTTACGAACATATGCTGTAGTGGCATTAGTAGTGAAATATTGTCATGATCGTTTAGATACAAATGAACGTTTTTGTTTGATAACACTTGAATACCCTGTCCACGTTTCAAGTGGCGCTTACCCTTGAAACATATATTCTCAAGATGTGAAATTACATCAACGTGTTCCTTATCTGCAAATTGCGAACAATCAATACGATATCTACCATTGTAGCAAAAACGATTGTAATTATCATCATTATACATTCGATACTTATGTGTCTCGTATAAATTGGTCACAATGCTCGCACCCATTATTTTATTGGTCGTATTGTTCATCTCTAAAACAATGAAGACCGAATCGTTATCATATTTTTGCTTTAGTGTAACAGGAGTGTTATATGCCCATAAACCATTGTTGGTCTCTTTATTGAACATAGAATTCTCTGTGAACGTTGAATCACTAAAACGTGTGACTGCTATATAAATCATTCTGTAAGGTTAATGTAAAAATATATATACGGAGAGAAATATTCAATTTTCTGGAAAAGTATTCCGATGTATAATAATCTTGTATAAGTATATATGAACAAGACCAACTACTTCACGCCATCAACCTCTTATTGCTGTATTCAAAATCGTTTTACTATGTTTACGAGCAAACCATTGCAACAACATGGTGGCATTCGTGCTCCAGTAGCTGTAAGCAGTAAAATTCTATCACATATAAGTCATCATTCTGTAGCAAGTGATGGCGTTACGGGTCGTGAATTAGCAAAAACAATCCAATCCAAGCCCCTAGAAAATTTAGAAGCAAATAAATACGAACATTACAAGGACGCATCCCAGGTTACCCGCAAACGCGCTACAATTACTCAATATCAAAATAGAGCTTCAGCTACACCAAACAAGGATATACCTACAAACAGCACACAACAAGCATTACGTCGTGTACGCAATCGTGGTAGTGTGGTTCCCAAAAAGGTTCAACAACGTCCATCAGCCTATTAGTAGACAAACAAATTACTCGATAATAGGAATACGTTCGTATTGTTTCGAAAAGTGATTGCGTACATATTCTTTCTCTAGAAGAGAACATTCAAACGTCTCAAACCAGAACTCATCATTTTGCTCCGTTGTAAATGATGCATTCCAATCCAACTTCATTTTTGTAACATCCGGAATATACGGAATAATAGATGGTTCAATCATTTTCATACGAAATTTGAAACATTCTAACATATAGATAAACAAAATCGAACTTGTGAACGATTGAAGTAAGAGAAAATCTTCATGACATCGACCATAAATAATATAATTATCTCTATTGGAAACACCAAATCTTCCTACCTTGTCGTAATAAGGAAACCCATACATTTTATGAGCCAGAACAAGTTTGGGTTGTCCTTGAAAAATACATGATATATTGGAATATTTATAAACAAGTACTGGTACATTTTTACCATTTTGTTTATCTAGAATACAACTATGAATATTTTCATACACGTGACTACTAGGGTTATGTTGTTCGGACAAATTAATTTTTGTGCGGGGCATATTCGTTCGCAGGCAAAAGGATGAAAAACTTCCATATTGTTGTGCGTATTGATAAAGACGTAAACACAACGCTGGTGAAATCATGGGTATAGATTGTTTGGGTGAAGTAAGAGAAAAAGGAATATAAGATTTATGAATCGCATCGTAAATGGAAAATGTTTTAGACGATAATTCGTGTAAACATTTTCGAGCAAGGAAAATAGAGCATGGAGTTTGAGCTTGGTAATGAAAAATTTTGTTAGATTCCGTATTGTTATAAAGCCTCATTTTCACAAGTTGTGGTACAAGGGCATCATAAACACCATATGAATCATATTTACACCATAATGATGGTACAACCATGTTCATATATCCATTCTCATTTAATATGGAAAATCCTCGTAATACAAATAACGGCCATATTGTTTTCGAAGAAGAGAATGTTTGTTTAGTCTCTTTGTTTGTAGGAACTTGTTTGATATGGTTGCAATGAAAAGGGGGATTACCAATAACAACGTCAAACAGAGTATCGGGTTTCCATTCCAGTACATTTTCAATGATAACATGGCATGTATTTCCAAATAACGTTTTCAAGTGTGTCTCGTATTCAGGTTGTACATCAATCATGTATATCATTTTATCTAATATATGTGTACTTCTCTCATCCTTATCAGGTATTTTAGATGATAGACCCGTCATGAGTTTGAAATAGAGTACAATAGAAAAATATCCCAGACCACATCCTAAGTCACACCATTTGTAATCGTCTCGATCAAATATCTCTTTATCGAATAAAGAAAACATCGTCTCAATAAAAGCAAACGATGTAAATATTGCCCCATGTGATTGTTTATAGGTATCTGGAAATATTTGTACAATGTCTGTATAATCGTTGTAAAGAGAAATATGGTTCATTTGACTGATATCTTGAAATATAAAAAAACCCATTTTATATTTCAAAACAACACATATATAAAAACTTTGTCATGTTATATTATATGTTCAATCTTAATATTGACGAGTATTCTACCTCTGAATTAGAAGAATTATTCAGTCTATCTGGCATACAATATAGTAAGGAAACATTAAAAAATGCGTATTTACGTTCAGCAAACCAGACAAATCATACGAATACATCTAGGGAATTTACGTCTCAGATGAAAAAGGATACAAACCTTTTTTTAGAAAAGGTGTATAATAGTTTATTATCATCCCACTCGCAAAATACAACAAAACCACAAGACGAAACAAATACGATATTTAGCCATACTAATTTTCCAGTAATTAAACCACCGACTAGTACAACAATGTCACCAAATAGTACATCGGAACTGGGTAAAGGTAAGAAAAATATCATTACTATGGATAGCCGTTTTCGCGACGATGTAAAAAGTCAACAAGGAAACTTTAATATAACCTTGAAAGAAACATTCAATAATGTGAATTCGATAACGATTGATAATTTGAATCCTCCTGATAAAATAATTATGATATCGGAACAAATGGGAAATAATTTCTTTACCATTGATATCGGAGGTAATCGTCAAGTGATTATATTACCAGATTTTACTCAAAATTTTTCAACTAAAAGATCATTCATCAAGATGATTATATTTTTGAGAGCATTTAAAAAGCAAATGGATAATATCGGGGGATTATTTGCTCGATTAACATTGTTACCAAAAAGCATAATACATTTGGCGAACAGCGACGTCGATATAACGAATAGCGAAATACTAACAAACCCACTATTTGCAAACAATCCCGATTTATTAAGTGATAGTATATCTTTTTCGTTCAACACCGAAAATATGTCAATCGATGACATACCTCAGTATATTTCATTAGACTTTGGAAAAACAATTAATGATAAAGATGATCCAACGGATATACGTAAGAAACTGGGAAATATTTTGGGGTTTCGTAATAAAGTATATAAAAATTCCATTACATTAGAAGAACGATCTACTTCAATACATAGTGAGGGTCCATTGAATTTGAATTACGTACAATACGGATATTTGATAATCGATGATTTTCAAACCAATGGTGAGGTAAACATTTATGGAAATGATCTTACTTATTCAGGATGTCAATCAATTGCCGCAACAAGTGGAAAAATAATGACAAAAATAGATTTCGGAAGAGGAGTCGGTACAGGACTAGACAGATTCACAAACATACCTCGCGAATACACAGGATTTGTGAATATTAATAAATTTCAGATTTCATTGATTGATGAATTTGGACGCACACTAGATTTGGACAACACTGATTGGTCATTTACAATGTTGTTAAACACTAAAAAACATTAAGGTGAAAATAGTAGGCAACGATTATTTACCGCAAGCACCACAACCACTGGTAGCGTATTGAATGCGTTGGAACATAGAGCCATTTAATGAGGCAATACTACTAAATGACATATTATTGCTTGGGACAGAGGTGGGTTTCTTTTTTCTAATAGGTAATGGTTTGTCTGTATTTTGATGTATCACTATATTATCACTAAGATTAGCATGTTTTCCAGAATATGGTTTTTGAACAAACGAAAATATCATATTATTCATTAGCTTATGGTTAGATTATTTTTTGTTAAAGTCCCTCCTTTTAGTCGTCTCATGAAACGATCATAACTATTATGTTTGATGTCTACCCCACTATTGCTATGAAAATGAGTACTACTCGGAACCGGTTGGTCACTTTGATTATGCCATGTTTTACATATTTTCCCATTCGCATTACAAAAGGGAACAGATGATTTTTGATGACTATTTAATTGTGATGAAGACATAATATCAATATTCGATTTTTTATTTTGTCTATTCACGTAGGTAGTGTAATTCATATTCATATTTATATTTTGTTTACGATGTTTATATATTTTGGGCTCGTTGTTTTGGCAAAGCGTTTCGCATGGATTTAGTGTTTCGTGTAAATAACGTGTGTACTCACTCATATATATATAAAATTGAAAAAAAAACAATCATGAAATATATATTAAAGTAATGATTGCACATATGGATATGGATACAGAAAATACAGAAAATACAGATAATAATCAAATGGCCATGCTGGTCAACATGGTTAAAGATCTTCATACAAAATACAATACACTGGAGTCTCAATATAAAAATATGGAGGAACAAATACAAAATAGCGATACAAAGCAGAAAAGGTCGCGCATAGATGAAGACAAATATCTAAGCACAACCAAAAATGTGAATTATAGTGTGTTTTTAGACGAGTTAGTGATTAACGACGATCATTTGAGACTTTATTACGATTACAGCTATGAAGATGCCTTTATTAAAACGTTTGAACGAGTAATTAGTTTTACCGAGGCAAAGAATATTCCATTATATCGTACGGACGCAAAGAAACTGATGTATTATGAAAATGGAAAATGGGAACCTTGGACCAAAATTCAAATCGAAAACTTTGTCTTTAAAGTCCATCACAAGATCATGCATCAGGTAATGATATGGCAGCAAGAACATAGTAATGAACTTGAATTCAAAGAAAGTCTCCAACAATGGTTTCACGAACTATTAAAGAAATTAACCAATCGTAAGGCATTCTCGGTGGACAAAGTAAAACGCCGCCTAATTGGAATTTTGAATTTTGATAATAATATTGATGATTAATAGAAAATTAATTGTTCGTATAGTATATGAATAAGCAAGTATATATCGAATCGCACGGACATAATGAAACATATATAAATGGTAGACAAGTGAACCAAAATACATATCACATGGAAATTCCCGACGGCAATGAAATAAAATTGGATTTAAACTTGAATGGAGATCAATACGCAATTCGTGATTTTACAATAAACGATTTAGAGAAAATGTTACATGCGCCCATGACTCATCGTCCCACGTCATTTGCCCGTTCAATCATTGCTGAATCAAATAAACACATTGATATACCTAAACGTTCATCAAACAGACGTAGTCGCTCTTCTTCAAATAAATTATCACGTAGATCATCACGCAGATCATCTCGTAGATCATCTCGTAAATTAACACGTAGAAAATCGCCCAGAAGATCTTCACCCAGAAGATCTTCACCCAGAAAATCTTCACCCAGAAAATCTTCGAACAGATCTTCAAACAAGTTAACAATCTATTAAATAATATTTAGCAGTTGTTTGTCACTTTGGAACATATTTAATGTAGCCATTTCAGTTTTATCCACAAATACTATTTTTTCATGAATATTCCTTTTGATTTTTTCTTCGTCCAATATTTTACCAATAAAAAATCGACACATGTATTTATCTCCCATTGTACAACTATATATTTCGCGATCAATGTATATGGTAAGATTCAGTTCCTCTTTCCACTCACGTTGTAAACAATGCTGAATTGTTTCATCCTGTTCCCTTTTCCCACCAGGAAATTCCCAAAAACCACCATCTTCCGAATCAGATGTACGTAATCCCATGAGAATCTTGCCTTGACTATTATAGAGAACACCACATGCTACTTCTTGGCGACACATTGTATATAGTAGTCATTTCTCTTTAAAGTAAAATTGAATATAAATTTCCAAAGGAAGCACCTTATATATAAAACCTAAACGATGGCGTTTGAATATTTACCAAAGA